GTGAGGAAAGAGAATTTGTCGTGGACGCGGGTCCGGTGATCCGGTGCCCGAATCCCGACTGTGGTGGGATCCTGATGGAGGCAATCGTTGACAAATTTAAAACTCGTTGCAAACACTGCGGCAAATGGATATACTTGGAAAAGAAAAAAACTTGACAAACCACAATATATAGTGTAGCGGAAAATTCCAACACTATGTATTGAAAAAAGTTAATGCAGCACAGCGGCTTTCCAGCCCGGTTGCTCCGGATTAATCTCCGGAGGGCCGGGCTTTTTTTATGGAGGTTTTATGCTGTCACTTATCAGGCACGAAGAAACCACACAGGGGGCCATCAGCGCCTTTCTGATCGATGGCGTCTGGCATGGTGTGAGCCTGGAGCCCGACTCTGCCGATCCGGTCAAGGGGCATATCCCCGGCGGGACTCCCCACGAACCTAAAATCTATCCTGTTCGCCGATTCCACGGCACAAAATGGCCTGACACATTCGAGATAATCGTACCCGGGCACACGGCCGTCCTGTTCCATTCCGGCAACATCGAAAAGCACACCGATATGTGCGTCATCGTCGGGCGCTCGGTCGGGTATCTCGTGTCCGGCGAACGTGCCGTCCTGAACAGCGGCGCGACATTCCGATCATTTATGGAAAAAATGGACGGCATCCAGGAGACGACACTGGAGGTCATTGATCTTTACAGGAGATAGGCCATGATGAAACACCCGACACTATGCCCCGGCGACGAGTTCGCCACGAAAAACCCGATGGCTCTGGGTATGGGGATCAATTTCGTCCAGAAAGCCAAATCGGTAGACAACGACTCGGTCTTTACGCATACGGGAATCATCACGGATTCCAAAGGGACTACCCTGGAGGCGCTATGGACGGTCAAAGGCCAGAACCTCTGGGAGGCCTACGAAGGTGAGCGGACGCTTGTCGTGCGGAACATCAACATGACCCCGCCCGTTTTCGAGGCCGGGTACGAGAAAATCAAGAAGCATATCGGCCAATGGTATCCCGCGCATCGCCTCCTGCTGCACCTGCTCCATGTGGCGAAGTGGGTCCACTGGGGCAGGATCGTCTGTTCGGAGCTGACCGCGAAATTTGAGACGGGGTGCGCGGAGCATTTCGGCCCGGACAAGACGTCGGGATTCCTGAGGAATTATTACGGAGTCAACCCGGACAACCTGGTCGATCGCTGGCTGATCAGTCGTTATTACACGGTCATATTTGACGGGATCATAGAATAGGAGATCATTATGAAAAATGAAAATCCCAGAGGAGAACCCAGGCCGCATGACGGACGCGGACGCGGCGAGGGAATGCCGGACGGGCAGAGAGGCGGAAGGAATGAAAGCCCCTGCCCTGCTGACGGGCCCGGACATGGCCAGGGCGGCGGACAGGGGAAAGAAGGAGAGAAACGATAATCCAATACATTCCGACAGACATAGATTTAATGGGGTTTGTGAAGGACCGGATTGTTATGCTGGGGATGGTTTACGTCATTTTCCGGGCCATGTTCCCGGAGTCGAAGCTGCTCCGGGCGATAGGAGAGGCATTCTCCCGGATTCCGGGGATCGCGAAAAAGGGCAAATAAATGGACGATATCGACCTCGCTAACGAGCATGAGGACTTTTTCAGGGAGAACGCCCTGAGAACGGCAAGGAAAAACCCCGACATCCCGGGAGAAACGCCGCTATATCTCGACGGCGTTCGCTGCTGCCTCGATTGTGAGGACCCGATCCTGGAGGCGAGACTGGAAGCAAACCCGAAAGCCGTGCGGTGCGTCGAGTGCCAGTGTCGGCACGAGAGGAGCGGCGCATGAATGAAGCGGCGATGGCGGCGACAGCCCTTCCCTGGGGCGCGATGACGGCAACCTTCCCCTGGGGTCTGCTGGCGGTATTGACAAGCTTGATAGCGGGCTGGAGCCTGCTGATAATCGTTACCGTCCGCTGGCAGATGAGCCGGATATTGGCCGGATACGATGATCGATTTCTGGGCCTGGAAAAGGATGTAAAAAAACTCCGCCAGTCCCACATGGAGATGAAGGCGGATTTGCCCCTGCAGTATGTAAGAAGAGAAGATCATATCCGGCAGGAGGTCGTCATTAACGCTAAGCTCGACAAGCTATACGAACTGATTGACGAAATAAGGAGAGGGAAAAATGGGCGGAATAGACCTGAAAAAAGCCAGACGTGAAGATGTGCGGTGGTATCTGCTCGACGCGCTGAATCGCGGGCGGCCAATCGGAGCGCCCGAGACGATGCTCCATACAACGCTTTGCGGGATTGCTCCCGATATCACGCAGATGGAAATCCGCCGGGAGCTTGACTATCTGGCCGCGCGCGACCTCGTGGAAATCGAGGGACGCGACACTCCCGTCTGGTTTGCGAAATTGAACCGTCGCGGCATCGATATCACCGAATATACCGTGGACTGCCATCCCGGGATCGCACGACCGCCGAAATACTGGGAGGAGTAACACAATGCCCCAGAGATCAGCAGTAACACAACTCCCGGACGAGGTGAGAGAAGATCTTGACCGGAGGCTCATAAAAAGCGGATTTGCCAATTACCAGGGTCTGGCGGACTGGCTCATCGAACAGGGGTATGAGATCTCCAAATCCTCCATCCACCGCCACGGCCAGCAGTTGGAGCAGCGACTCCAGGCTATTAAAATATCCACAGAGAGCGCTCGGGCGATCGCAAATGCCAGCCCTGACGATGAAGGAGCTATGGGAGACGCCCTCACGCGGTTAATGCAGGACAAAATCTTCAATATGTTGCTCGAACTGGAAAAAATCGACGCGGATCAGATCGACGTGACGAAACTTGGTCGCATGATTGCCGACCTGAATCGCTCTTCGGTAACACAGAAAAAATGGCAGGCGGAGGCCAGGGGGAAGGCGGCCAGGGCGGCTGACGACGTCGCTGATATCGTGAAATCCACCGGCCTTTCCGATGAGAAAGCAAAAGAAATTCGCAAAAAGATATTGGGAGTCGCGGCGTAATGGCGCAGAAATCAACTCCACATAATGATCTCGATACCGCCCGTGAGGCAACCGGAGGCATCCTGCTGCCCTATCAGGCGAGCTGGGTTGCCGATGATTCCGCGGTGAAGGTCATGGAAAAATCCCGACGGGTCGGGATCTCCTGGGCCGAGGCATCCGATGACGCGCTCTATGCCGCGTCGGAAAGCGGCGACGATGTCTGGTACATCGGCTACAACAAAGACATGGCCCTGGAATTTATAGGCGATTGCGCCAACTGGGCGCGGGCCTACAACCTGGCATGCTCAGAGATGGAAGAGACCGAAGAAATCGTGGAAGAGCAGAAGATCCTCGCCTTCCGGGTCACATTCAGATCCGGCCACCGGGTCACGGCATTGTCCAGCCGTCCCACCAACCTGAGAGGAAAGGGCGGTCGTGTCATAATCGACGAGGCGGCATTCCATGACGATCTGCCCGGGCTGATAAAAGCGGCGATGGCCCTGCTCATATGGGGCGGTCAGGTCAGGATCATCTCCACGCATTTCGGAGACAGTAACGAGTTTAATTCACTCATTCAGGATATCCGCGCCGGGAAAAAACCCTACAGCCTCCATCGCGTCGATTTCGACGAAGCCCTTGACGCCGGCCTGTATAGACGAATCTGCGAGGTCTTGAAACGGGACTGGTCGCCGCCAAAAGAGTTCGCCTGGCGACAGGAAGTCATTGATTTTTACGGCGACGACGCGGACGAGGAGCTCTTCTGTATTCCGTCCCAGGGGAGCGGCGTCTATCTGACCCGCGCCCTCATCGAGACATGCCTCTCCGACGAGATCCCCGTGATCCGCTACGAACAATCCACGGCATTCGCGGAAATCGCCGATCACCTGAGACACGCCGAAGTCAAGGATTGGTGCGAGGAAACATTAAAACCGCTCCTTGCCGGATTAGATACAAAGCGCAGGCACTATTTTGGTGAGGATTTCGGTCGCACCGGTGACCTCACGGTTATCACGCCCCTGGCGGAACAGCAGAACGCGACTTTCAGGGCCCCATTCATCCTGGAACTCAGGAATATTCCCTTCCAGCAGCAGGAACAGATCCTCTTTTACATCGTCGACCGGTTGCCGCGATTTTCATACGGCGCCCTTGATGCCAGGGGAAACGGGCAGTACCTGGCCGAACGCGCCATGCAGAAATACGGTGCGTCACGAATCGCCCAGGTCATGCTCTCCGAGCAATGGTATCGGGAAAACATGCCCCCGTACAAAGCGGCGTTCGAAGACCGGAGCATCCTGCTTTCGAAAGATGCCGATATAATCGAAGATCACAGGGCGTTCAAGGTGATCAAGGGAATTGCAAAGCTCCCCGATACAAAAACAAAAGGCAAGGACAAAAAACAGCGCCACGGAGATTCCGGAATTGCCGGCGCCCTGGCCTGGTTCGCCACGAGGCAGAAAGGCGGCGGGCCGATCGAATACGAAACCGTCAGCGAGCGCCGGGCATCCGCCGGCAGAGGAGCCTACTGAAATGATACTGGACCAGTTCGGACGAGAGATTCAGAGGATGGAAAAACAGCCGGAACAGCGTGAAATCGCCGTCGCGGCGGTACGTGACCGCTGGAGCACCTACCCCAGCTCAGGGCTTACACCGGCCAAGCTGGCCACGATTTTCAAGGAGGCCGACGGGGGAAGTGTTTACCGGCAGGCCGAGTTGTTCGAGGAGATGGAGGAAAAGGACACACATCTTTTCGCCGAATTCCAGACCCGTAAAAATGCCGTCCTCGGCCTTGATTACGATATCGAACCGTACGACAGCAGTAGCGAAGCTAAAAAAATAGCCGATTTTTGCGCCGACGTCCTGTTCTCCATGTCCACATTTGAAGAAACGCAGCTTGACCTCCTCGACGCCATCCCGAAGGGATACGCCATGCAGGAAATCGTCTGGGACGTGACGGAGGGCAAGGCGATCATCGCCGGGTTCATGTGGATCCACGCGAAAAAGGCAGTCTTTACGGACTTCGGCAAGAGCATGTGGGAGCCGATGATCTCCATCCCGAAGATCATCACCGAGGCCCAACCGATCAACGGCGAAGACATGCCGCCCTTCAAACTGGTTTATCACCGCTACAAGGCCCGGTCGGGATACGACACCCGCGCGGGGATCCTGCGCACCTGCTCCTGGATGTACCTGTTCAAGAACTACGGAATCAAAGACTGGGTAGGCTTCGCCGAGGTGTTCGGCATGCCGCTGCGCCTGGGGAAGTATGACGCCGGTGCGAGCACGGCCGACAAGGATGCCCTGAAATTAGCCATCCAGTCGCTGGGCTCCGACGCCGCCGGGATCATATCGAAAAACACGGAGATTCAGTTCATCGAGGCGACAAAAAACGCATCAAAGGACAACATCTTCGAGAACCTGGCTAACTTCTGCAACAAAGAAATGTCCAAAGCGATTTTAGGTCAGACAGCCACCTCGGAAGGCACGCCCGGCAAACTCGGCGCGGATGACGCGCAATCCGCGGTACGCCAGGATCTCATCGAGGCCGACGCGAGCGCGCTGGCGAACACGGTCCGTTTTCAGATCCTTCGCCCCCTGGTCGGCTATAACTTCGGATGGGACAAGCTGCTTCCCTGGTTCCGGATCAAATACGAAAGCCCGGAGGATCTCAAATATCTTTCCGATGTGTACGAAAAACTGCACAAAATCAATTATCCTCTCTCGGCGAAGCATGTATCCGAGCGATTCGGCGTTCCCCTGCCCGACCAGAAAGACAAAGACGACTTTGTCCTCCCGGCGGCAAGTGGGCCGATGTCTGGGGCCAGATTTAAAGCTGTCCCCTATGCCCTTAAAAATCGCCGCTTTACGCCCGAGCAGGAAGCTCTGGAGGGACTGATGGCACGGACAGGCGAAGAGATACCTGGGGCCATGTCAGGCCTCTTGGAGCCGATCCGTAAGCTGATCATGACCGCCGGGTCCCTGACCGAGATCCGCGACGGGATATACGCGCTCTATTCCGACATGGATCCGCGCGAGATAGAAGATCTCGTATCGCGGGCAACATACACGGCCGACCTGTACGGCCGGCAGACGATAGAGGATAAAAAATGAGATTACACGAAAGAAAACCATGCGCTTAGACGGTCCGTACATAGTTCTGGAACCCGTGCCGTTCGACGAGGCGATCGAATATTTCGGCGCGCGGATCCCGATGACGCC